CTTCTGCGGCAATGGATGGAATTAAGGTTGCACAAGCCCTCGTTACAGTGTAAAATACCTTTCAAGGAGTGAATGTAAAATGAATAATCGTGAAAAACTAAAAGATAAACAAAGAATTGTCGTCAAAGTAGGTACATCTTCTTTGATCCATAAAGCAACAGGAAACATCAATTTATTCCGATTAGAGAAATTAGTCCGTGTTTTAACAGACTTACATAACAGCGGAAAAGACGTGATCCTGGTATCTTCAGGAGCGATCGGTGTAGGATTTAAAGCCCTGGGATTAGAAAACCGTCCGACATCCCTTCCGATGAAGCAGGCATGTTCTGCTGTAGGACAGGGACAGTTAATGATGATCTACCAGAAACTGTTTGCTGAATACAATCAGGGATCTGCACAGATTCTGATCACAAAAGAGACGATGCTCAATGACGAGAGAAGATATAACGCCAAGAATACATTTGAAGAATTACTAAAACTCGGCGTGATCCCGATCGTAAATGAAAACGATACGGTATCGACAGAAGAGATCGAGTTTGGTGACAATGATACCTTATCTGCAGTCGTAACTGCGGTTGTACAAGGTGATCTATTGATCCTCCTGACAGATATTGACGGACTTTATACGGATGATCCACACAAGAATCCACTGGCCAAACTGATTCCTGAAGTACCGGTCTTAGATGAAAAGATCGGAAGAATGGCAAAAGGAGCTGTAACTAAGGTCGGAACTGGCGGAATGGAAACAAAGATCGCAGCAGCCAATATCGTAACAGATGCTGGAGCAGATATGGTGATCGTAAACAGCAATAATTTAAATAATGTCAATAAAGTTGTTGCAGGAGAAGAGATCGGAACATTATTCTTAGCACACAAACGACCAGACTTTGATTTCAAGAAATATTTAACAGAACGCCCATATTTTAAGGCATAATAAGATAAAATAATGTATTATATAGAAAGGAAATATTACAGATGAAAGAAAAAGATATTCAAAGAATTAATGAATTATACAATCTGGATAAATCCATTGGGTTAACACCAGAACAGAAAGAAGAACAGAGAAAGTTAAGACATGAATACATCCAGTCTGTTCGTGCAAACTTAAGAGCGCAGCTTAATAATGTAAGTATTAAAAATGAAGATGGATCGATCACTCCATTAAAACCAAAAGGATTAAACTAGAGCAGATTAGATAGAACAGATTGATGATAGATGCAAACCGCACCGAAAAGGAGGCATTCATAATGTTGGAACAACTAGGAAAACAGGCAAAAGAAGCATCGATAATTCTTGGAAAAGCAGGGATTGAAGATAAGAATGAAGTATTAAGAGAAGCAGCTAAATGTCTGGTACAGAATCAGGAATATATCTTAAGTGAGAATTATAAAGATGTAGAGAATGCAAAAAGCAATGATATGAGCGAGGCGTTGATCGATCGTTTATCCCTGAATCCTGACCGTATCGAAGCAATGGCAGAAGGACTTCGTCAGGTAGCTGAACTACATGATCCAATTGGTTCTGTAGAACATATGCAGAAAACACCAAATGGACTTTTGATCGGTAAGAAAACAGTACCATTAGGAGTTGTCGGTATCATCTACGAATCAAGACCAAACGTAACAGCAGATGCATTTGCACTATGTTTTAAGACAGGAAATGCATGCCTTCTTCGTGGTGGAAGTGATGCAATCAATTCAAATCTTGCGATCACAAATGTGATCCAGAGTGCACTAGAATCCTGCAATATGCCAAAATACAGCATTCAGCTGCTGACAGATACAAGCCGTGAGACAGCTACAAAGATGATGCAGTTAAATGAATACTTAGATGTTCTGATCCCAAGAGGTGGTGCAGGACTCATTCAGAGTGTTGTAAAGAATTCTACAGTGCCAGTGATCGAGACAGGAACAGGAAATTGTCATGTATACGTAGATGAATTTGCCCAGAAAGACATGGCAGTTAACATCATCATCAATGCAAAGACACAGAGGCTTGGAACATGCAATACATGTGAGTCTCTAGTATTACATAAAAATATCATAGAAAGCCATGGTCCAGCGATCATTGAAGCTTTATTAGCCAAAGGTGTGCAAGTACGTGGAGATGAGAGAGTTTGTGCTTTAAATGACCAGGTCATCCCTGCAACAGAAGAAGACTGGGGAACAGAATACTTAGATTCTATCATCTCTGTGAAAACTGTCGACAGCTTTGACGAAGCAGTGGCACATATCAATCATTACAATACGGGGCATTCGGAAGCGATCGTCACAGATTCTTACCAGAATGCACAGGAATTCTTAAATCAGATCGATGCAGCAGCCGTTTATGTTAATGCATCCACAAGATTTACTGATGGATTTGAATTTGGATTTGGAGCAGAGATCGGAATCAGTACCCAGAAGATTCATGCCAGAGGACCAATGGGATTAGATGCACTGACAACCAGCAA